CTCCGCTACCTAGTACTCCGCTACCTAGCCCTGCCCGGGCTGCCGAATCTTCTGAGCTGAGGCCTTTACGCCTCTGCCCAAAGGACGCGGTTTCACCGTTGGTCGCTTGACGCGCTCAACGGGGAAGTAGTAGAACATACTAGAAAGCCTCCGCAGGTACGGAGCAAGATCAGGAACTACGTCTCCGACGTAGGCCTGTGCCGTTACCGGCCCGCAGTAATCCCACCAGGGACTTATCGCGGTCGCGCTCTGATATCTGCTCGCACCGTTCCGCCTTATGGCGATACGGCCCCCTCTGCACTCACCTCTGAGTACAGCGAGGTACAACCCGGCAAGGTTGTAGCGAGGCGACTCGCAAACCTGCTCGATACCCTTCGGTGGAAAGCGGAGCTCATAAGGCTGCGCCTCCCATCTATGGTATTTTACCGCCTGAACCCAGGGATCCTTAACGATAGCCTCCTTACGGAGGATCTCGTAGGGGACCCTGATGCCCGCGTCCTCAGCTTCTCCCAACGGAACCAGATAGGTTCCCCCTAAAGTGTTTACCTCATTGATGAGGTACTCTAGGGTTTCTGGAAGAGGTGCCAATTGACGAGCGGACCAAGCGGTGAGCTGGTTGATCAAAACCGTAAGATCTTGGGCCGTGGGTTTGTCTGTCCTAAGGAAGACTGGCCGCACGTTATGGCCTTCGTAGAAGTCCATGCCGCAAGATTCACGGAAACAGCCTGACCCGAAAGACTTTTCAACATTGGGCTTGTGGCCCAGAATGTCGAGCAGTCTAAGCAGACGATCATAGCATGTTGTAGGAACGACAATGTCGTCCCCGAACACACTATAACGGCCTCCGGCGTGCTCAACAGAGCAAGCTCGAGGCATGCTTCGTGTAGATGTATCATCTAACGAAACAGCTGCTGCAGCTGCGCTCGCGAAGATGGCCGTCATGAGAGGGAAGGTGAAACCTTCTCCCATGAAACCAACTAAGTGAGCCTCCACCACCTCGTTGAACTTTGAAGATTCAACGGAACCCATCCTTAGTTTTAGCAGCATATCCTGATATTCCACCGGAACAAATTGTCCGACGAATTTAAGAGATATGCGGTTACTTGCTTCGGAAAGGTCGACAGTTGCGAAACTGTCGCGTGATGACGATCGACTACCATGCCACGCAAGACGTCGGTTGATGTCCGGCGCGGTTGAGAGGTCGATCCCGAAGATACGCTTTAGGCGTTCCTCCAGGAGTCGACCAAGCCCTAGCTGATACCACATAGTGATACCAGGTTGGATGGTTATCAATCGGCTGACTTTGGCGTTTTTTGGCGCGAAAGATGCACGTGCACGCGGCTCCACTGTTGGCTCACCAAACGTCAGCGACCGAATTACTTCGGCAATCTGGCGTTCGGGCCACAGTGCGAGGTCCGCTTTGTACATAGACAATTGACCGTGAGAGGACGCAGCAAGGGGGCCGGTAGTGTACTTTTCATAGTACGACGTACCATGTCCACCGAGCGACACCCCGGGGCCAGTATCGCCGTTTGCGGCGATGTTACCCCAATTCAGGTCGAGATCAGGTCCGAGATCGGTAAGCCAGAACGCTTCAAAGAAGCGCGCAAACTCACCGACCAAGGTCTGGTCGACACTGTTGAGATCACGTAACCGCCCAGCCAAATCGAACTGTTGACAATGGAGATTGCTCTCCTTCATCGCAGTCCAAGCAGCTAAGTCGGCTTTGTGACCTCCACGCGTAACAAGTTTCGTGAGGAACTTATCGCGCATTTCCTCTCGAGCCCTGTGAAGGGCGCTTTTGGGTATACCATCGCTGCTCGTATAAGGGCAGTAATGGATCCAAAAGTTTTCGAGATCACGGTTCAGTGCGTCGTAAAGAGCGTTGGCATCGAATGATGTCCGAGCTTTCTTCACTTTCTTCTCCAATTGGTTGAATCAGGGATTTACAGGAAAAGAGTGCACAGCAGCCCGAAAGTTCGAGCCGCCAAGACACCCAACACTGCCCCGAGTATCGCCGCGGGAACGATCCACAAACGTGAAACGTTCCTCACAGTGAACCCGTGATAGCAGAGTCCGCAAACCCACTTGCCGTTGCGTACCCGACACCGAAGTAGCTACTAAAAGCCGCTCTGATGTTTGGCGCGTCAGCAAGATCAGATCCAACCAGGATGGGAAGCTCACTCCTCCACTGGGCCGTACGTACCGCCTGACCAGCGAGTGGCAAGAAGCCACGACGCATCAGGTAGGTATACGTATTAAAGCCCACCTGCCTTATGACTCCGGTAGCATCGACCGCATTCAACGTCTTCAAGACGCTTGGGCGGCTAAAGCTCACGGTCCACGGTTTTGACGCCGTGGAGGCAGTATCGACACCCGTTTGGGTGCCGCCAATACTCGAAACATACCAGGATTTACTCCAGGAGTTCGGGGCTTGGTCGGTGGTGAAGGAGTAAGTAGGCGAGGTAAGCCCGCTCACCGGTGCGCCCGTTACCGGGCTGGAGATTGAGATAGTCATAGTCTAAGATCTTCCTTGATGGAAGGGGTATGGGACCTTCAGGTCTCTATCCCGAGTCACGAGTTTGAAGTCGCGATCGAGACTCTTACCCACGCGCGACGACCCCATGTGCTTCCAAAGCCTCCCGATTACGGGAAGCCTAGAGGCAATAAGGGCCGCACTGTTTTGCAGATGCCTAGTTTTCGGCCACATCAACTGTAGCTGAGGAACCGGTTTATCTGTGACAGCTGAGCGTGTGAAGGCGGTTAGTTGAGAAACAAACTGACCTGGCCTTTGTGCAGTGTAAGCGGACGCACCGCCCCAATCCACGAAAGTAGTCTTTGACCATGCCCCAATAGGGCATGACCAATGATACTCGCGGATGTCGCGTTGCGTCTTCGAACACCAAGCCACATCGTTCCACGGAGAGTAGAACGCGGTCAACAAATCGTCCACATTAAGGACGTAATCGAGCAAGAAGCTATAGGGTGTCAGGGCCCAACACGTCGGGACAGCGTCCCGCCATGTTAGACCCAAAACATCCGATAGCGACTGAGGAATGGTACACTCATTCTTGAGTTGTCCTTTGTACCGCACACGCGTAATCCCTACGTTTGTGCCGATGCCTCTAGGACTCCAACCTCCGTTATTGACGCCAGAAAGGGTATGTGTGGCTATAGAATCAGACCTATAAGCTGAGCTTTTCACCTTGAAGGGTGTATACTCAACTATTGAGTTACGATCCTGTAGCGCGACACCTATCTCTCTAACGTCCTTAATAAGAGGTTCGATACCAAACCGATACTCGATCACCGATGAGCCAAAGGCTTTGGCTATTACCTTAGTATTATTCCACCTCGCCTTCTTAAGAAGACGCACGTGATTGTCTACCAGATAACGCGTGGCATTGAGAATGCCACCCAGCGGTTTTGTAATGCTACGATAGGTTTGCGTGATTTGCCCGAGGTTTTCACCTTGGGGAACTCGATTGCGTAAGCTTTCGAGTTTCTCATGCAAGCGTCTTATAGCATCGTTGTCAGCAGATTGGACTGGTAATGGTGTGTTGATGTCGAGACCAGCCGAGCCAAGATTACTTAGGTCTGGAAGACCATAGTAATCGAGCCCGCGCGTACGCCCTGCATTAACGCCAGTTCCCTTCGTATAAGCACTGAACTGTAGTCGCTTCGCAGCGATTACCCGGAATGAGAGACCAGAGGCGGGAGTTCCAGCCTGTACATGCTTTGCCACTTGCGATCGCCATCGCGGGTTCTCTTGACCTGTAAAGGTTGAGTTAGCCCCAATGAAGGCGCCGGTCGTGTTGGAGGTGTACGTGGGGGATATACCCTTGACCCACTGATCTACTTTCTGGGACGTTCGGTACTTAGTCTGAAGAGTCTTGGTTACCATTATTTTCTCCGAAACAGTAGCCTAAGTGCTGAAAAGCATATGGACCGGTGACGAATGTCATCCTGCCACACGCTGGCCCCGAAAGGGG